ATCATGTCTGCATTAGTAGCTAGTTGTGCGGCACGTTCAGCATCATCAGCACTCATATTGTTACGCACAAAGCCCTCTAGGTTTTGAATACGTTGTTGTGCGTTATCACCTAATCGGGCTAGTTCAGACTCCCGATTAACCTGTTCAACTGCTTGATCTTGAGCGGTCATCAACGCCCAGGCTTTATCAAAATATTCCTGAGACATATTCGATTCGTCGGCAAATGTCTTTAGCTCAGTAAACAGTGCATCATCGTTATCAACACCTTCTGGCATTGCATAACCTTCCTTTGGCGCACCTGTAAACCCACCAAACTTCTTTTCTAAATCTTTATATGCTGCTGCTTGATCAGCTACAGATTTATATTTTCCTGAGTTGTACCACTCTGGCCTATCACCTGCGCCTTTGATCCCTTCTGCAAGAAAGTATTCGTTCTCTCCAAGCGTTGGCGCTGGCGCACCCAGTAAACTCTCTGGCGCTGTTTCAGTTGCTTCGACAGTTTCAGTGTTTGAAATTTCATCATTCATATCATCTCCACGGCATTTCAATGATTTGTCTGTGTTTGGGTAAAGTTTGATGCTTTAGTAATATCTCTAACAGCTTACGACCACCGTTCAAAAGAGATAAATCGTTAACAGATATCCACTCAACGTGCTGCCCATACTGATAGCAGCGAAATGCACGGAATTTATAAAAGTATTCGAAATATTCAAAGCCGTATTGCTTGCCGAGTTTATCAAGCCATTTAAAATCGAAGCCTGTTTCTATTAATTCAGCTTTATCTTTTTTATCAATGCTGATTTTTATCTTTGCTTTCTCAGTCATAGAATTTCCGCTTGGGTTACCTGGTTAATGATAAATTTAACAACACCCGCCTCACCGTTTTTGTATGCAGCCTCATAATTAATATTGTTCGACCCAAAACTTACATCGTTGTTAAATATAAAACGCTTAGTTAAATCTTCTATCAACCGTTGTCCGTTCTCACCACTAAACCCAGAATGATATGCACGAGCCAGATCAGCAGCATTCGCTCTGAGTTCCTGTTGTTTCCGCTTGGCATCCTTTGAGCTGACATTCTCTACATCACTCCAGGTCATTGCGGCGGTGCCGGTTGCGATACATTCATCCCAGCCTGTGCAGCTTGCGCCCCGGCTTGGATAATCTGCGCTTGTTCAGCAGGTGTTCTTAATATTTCCGCAGGTACACCCATCTTGCTACCTACCCACTCGCCTAGCTTTTCGAGTTTAAAGCCTATCTTTGCCTGATCTGGCCCAGCGTTCTGCATGACAAACTGTATTGCCTGGCTAACATTAATAACGTCTTGATCATCTTGTGATCGAGCTAGAGGCGAAGTAAATTTGATCTCAATCGTTCGATTGTCTAGTTGGATCGGGCTGATTAGCCCCTTTCTTGTAAGAATAAAGATTACTCGCCGCAGAATAGGCATTAGCACTTCAGTTTGTAGACGACCAAATGCACTGCCAATCCTCTTTGCTAACTCTCTCGACTCGATTGCGACTTCAGTTGCGGAGCGAACAGGGCTAGTTGGATCACGCAGATCGTTAAACAATGCGCGTCTGATCGATGCTGACATATCCTCGATATGAAATTGCGCTAGAGATAGATTCGCCCCGGTATCGAGACGCTGTAGGCTAGGACTCGATGTATTGTTTGATCCAACCGGAATAACCACACCAGGCGATATAGTCATCGTATAAGGATTTGTAACTCCATCGTCCGTAGCTGTGTACATTCCCGCTAGATCAATAGCAGCTTTGTGCATAGACATTTCTTTGATCTTGTTAAGACTCTTAGCATCAGCTAGACATTGCAATGCAGGGCCACGCCCTCTAATCTCACCCGCGCATTTACTGTATCTACCTGACACCCACGGACTAGATACCCCAAAGTCTTCCATCCATGATATGCGCTCCTCCCCTTTCACCCACACGCATCCGTAATAGGTTTTGGTTTGGGGGATAAACACAACGCCCTCGCTGACCTCTACGTGCGAGTCTGGAGCATTCTTAATCATGTCTTGAATTGTTTGACTAGGCTTAAAGCCATCCCACTGGCGAGTTAAGTTACGCGCTTGTACTTTAAACTTGCGCCAGTGTGTTTCGATAGTACCCTCTGGCCCCTCTTCAAATGCTAATCCTACTTGCGGTACTGCGTGGAAGACTAGCGGCATATTGTCATCGTCTTGATCATCAACACGAATAGTTGACGTACCAATCAACAGCTCTAACGATGCTTCATAGAATTGCGTGGCGAAGTTACTGCGGTTGATGTAATCAAAGATAATGTCTGATTGTTTGTCAAGCTGCGCCTGTATCTCTTCAGTGCTTACCCCTTCATTTGCTTCGATCAGTTCCTCAAAATATTGCGTAGGCTGTAACACTGCCCACCGTGACCATATTGGCGCTATGTTCTCTTGAAGCTTTGATGCACCTTCCTGTATCGCTTGGATGGGCACAGAGTCAAAGATGTTCTCCATCTTGTTACTGCCAGGAGACTTAGCGTCAAATAGATTCCGATTAGGTAGAAAGTATTCGTAACAATCGTCTAGTTCAGAACGCCAAGCTTGCATTCGCTCAAATGCACGAGCCTCACGCTCTTTTAAATCGTTGAGTGTCCCTAACTCTTTGGGCAGCTTCACCGACCACCGCCGAACATAGAGAAATTGCCGTAGTTTCTAGCGCCGGGATTAGCCGTGGCCTTAGCTTTGGGTGCTGATGCTTTTGCCATCAATGATGCACTACCCAGCTTGCCCCTCGCCGCAGCTTTTAACCGCTTCTCTCCCTTACCTATCTCTTCATCGAGTAAAGTCTGGTTACGCGCTTGCATCGCGTTTTCCTGCGCTGTTGGGCCGGGGACTTTAGGTCTTTTCATAAAACCCATGTGTTCGCCTCACATATTTAAGTAATTGCCAAGGTGTCCAGATAAACGGCTTATTGATCCCTAGCATTTGTTTTACGTGACCTGTGCAGGTATTCAACATAAACAGAGATTTAGTCCCTGCATTCTCATCACAACTGATCACGAACCCGCTTCCGATTATATCTTTTATGCTCTGAAGTGTATATAACTCGACCCGCTTGGTGTTTCGACTGTAAATAATGAAATGCTGACGGTATGCTTTAATAATAAAACAATGTCGAATACCATTTTTAAGATACTTCGAATACCAGTGACCATCATCGTCTGTAAAGCAGATGTATAGCTTCTCACCACACATTTACTTTGACCTTTGCTTGATGTATTTGTGGTCGCCTACCTGACGACATTTGCTCTGTCCAACCTAACGCCAGTGTCTGCAACGCATCAGCACCATGACTTGCCCAATCATGCACCGGGTTATCACGGAAACAGTTGTGCTTTGCGTCCCATTCTCTGTGGTAACTACCCAGGCAGTTCAATCCATGCTCTGCTTTGTCTTCGTCTATCCATAACCTTGGAAATAGCCGCCTGATTGCTTGAATGCCCTCTGCTTTCTTAGCTGGACGTTGAACAGTGCGGAATACAATACCCATGTCTCGCGCTGTTTCCTTTCTGCTGCGCCCTGTTGAGAGTTCACGCACCTCGATATCGTGTGGTGCAAGGTGCGTCCCATATGTCACAGTGTTCTTGACTGCATATTGCTGTAGCCATTGAATGTAATGCTCCATGCCTTTGCCGCTATTCTCATAATAACCAATCAACCGCAGCTCCTTACCATGGCTCTGCATCAACCAAATGCACATATTGTCCGATATGCCTAAGTCCCATGCAGTATGTACTGGCAAACTAGGCTCTATCGGTAGTCGACAAATGCGCCCCTGTTCCTTTGCTGTTGTTATCTGATCAGCAAAATAAGCACCTGGTATCAATGCTTCAAAACTACCGTAATACTCTTGCTGGATTAGCGCCTCTTCAACGCCCTCATCACGTTCTTGCTGAATAATCTGATGTGAAATCACAGGTGTTCCATCATCGCGCTTTGTGTCGATTACCGACAGATTCTCGCAGAACCAATCAGATGATTTGCGGGCCATGTTATACAGTGAGTGCCCGTGATTCTTACCACGCGGAGTATAGATGAAGATAGCCCAACCGCCGTTCTCTGCAAGCATTGGCCGTATGTAGTTCCATGCATTAGGATCACATAGGCTCCACTCTGAGAACACCACTCCAACTGGATTTGCGCCAACGAGATTGTCATAATTATCAGAACCAGTTAACTGCCAGGTACTGCCGTTAACAAACTCAATAGACATCTCTTGGGTGCTAGTTCTAGTGCGTACTTGTTCTGGGAATACTTGATCGAGAATCTTGCGCCCATAGCCATCAATACCATTCCAAATGGCTCGACGCGCTTGCGTTTGTTTTGGAAATA